CCGTAGGCTATGGATCCTGAACCTCTCATAAAGGAGGTTACCCCTTGTTGAACAAGGGACAGGTGAAAAGCCTGACGTCACTCTGGTCCCTGTTGGCCGAGGAATCGGCCGACAGATGTTGCACTAGCGCCATTCGCGACATTAAAACTGTCGCGGATCGTGTCGAACATGAGGGGTTGTCGTTTTTAACGATAACCCTGCCTGAACTTGGAAAGTCAGCCCAAAGCTGGCTTGATCAAGGTAAGGCCGGTATCCACCCTGCGTTCAGTAATGAACGTAGGGGAAGTCTCCCCCGCTTTTTGGGAGGTTTCTTCAACCGTGTGTTCGACCGGAGTAGTGGCTTGTTACTCGATGAGCCATGTTTGGATGCTATTCTTGCTATTCGTCAGCTAACGCTGATGTTTGGCAAGATGCTACTTCCTTGCAGTAATGCGAGGAATGTAGCAGCCATTCAAGGCTACCTCGAGTGTGAGCAGGATGTCCGTCGCTTGGATACGGAGCTTTCCGAGAGTGATCTCGAAGAGTTCCGATCAATGTCCGAGCTGCTGTTCGGCGAGTTGTTTACCCAGATGGATAGAGATATCTATCATGGGTCACTCGTTCCGAAGCATGGTCCGGGATCGACCGCTGACCACGTTCTGGGAAACCAGAAGTGGAATCAACGGACCTGGACTAGGCGACTAGAGACAGTTTTTCCGTCTCGAAGTTACATTATCCCTAATTGGCGTTTTACGCACGTTTTGGATAATGTGGACATCCTCGAACCTGGAGAAGAGGAACCTGTAAAGGTAACTCTTGTTCCTAAGACGCTCAAAACACCCCGTGTGATTGCGATGGAGCCAGTCTGCATGCAATATATGCAGCAGGCTGTCTACCAAAGCTTCACCTTGAACTTCAAGAGGGATCGACTCCTCAAGAAGTTGATCGGTTTCGATGACCAAATCCCTAATCAGGAGATGGCGAAACGAGGTTCGATTGATAACCGAACCGCAACGCTCGATTTGAGCGATGCTTCCGATCGTGTTTCGAATCAGCTCGTCCGGGCAATGTTTGCTCGGTGGCCCTTATTCTTAGCTAGGGCCATCGATGCAACGCGGTCCAGACGGGCTGTCGTAGATGGCAAAGTCGTAAGGCTTGCCAAATACGCGTCGATGGGTTCAGCACTTTGCTTCCC